GTGTTGTGGATTATTGCAAAATCCTCGTATTGTTCTTTCATTTCTTTTAAATTTTAAATAATAATCTTTGTTTTTTTAGTTATTCCAGTGTCATAATCTCATCTTTTTAGGTTTGTCTGTTTCTTCATACCAAGAGAGATAAGGCACTCCTTGATAATCTACCTGCATTAGAATAGGGTTAAATTCCAATCCTCGCATTGCCTTTGGACTTACGATACTTTGCCCTTTATCATCTTTGTCTTTTTCTACTCGGATGATAGTTTCGCAGGTGTTTTCAAGTAAAGTTCCGATATGCCCTTTTGCTTTTCCGTTCCCTGTATCGCTTCCGTTTTCGTGCAGTACTACACAGATGTGGGTGTTATACTCTCCTTTGAGTTTTATCAGCCACTCGTTAAGTTCTGAACTTTCGGTTGATGAATTAAAATCCAGCAGGAAATGCACGATGTTATCCAAAATCACAAAACCACAATCTGGATTCTGTTTTAAGTGGGTTTCTACCAAGTATTTTTTGCTTGCTACTGGAAGCCCTGCGAGTTTGTAATAATCAACATTTCTTCCGCTTAATTGCTTAATCTGTCTCACTGCTCTTGAACAATGATAAGCGCCCTGTTCTGTGTCAAAAATCGCCATTCTGTTTCTTCGGTAGGTGCATTCCAGCATTCCGAATTTACCGCCCATCACTGCCGTGCTTATCGCCCTGATAAAGGTTGATTTTCTTGATTTCGCCTTTCCTTGAATCATAGAGATGTTATCTTCTGTGAATATCGGCAGGAGGTTTCCTCTTTCATCCCAAGTGTGCAAAATCGGTATCGGCTCTGGTATATCCTCATCAGGATTGATTTTAAAATCTTCAAGATTGAGAACTTCACACTCTGCTTCTGGGACATTATTTAGTTTTATCGGCTCTATCAACATATCTTACATCGTATTCATTTAACTCCCTTGCCAATGGAAAGTTATTCTTTGCTATTTCTAAAATCTCATCTAACAACTCCGCCACTGCTTTGGTGGGTATTCTTTCATTTTTCGGTATCCCATTCATCGCCTGATGAAATCTTAATTCATCCCTTATCTGCTCAATAATCCAACTTTTGGGCTCCAACATCATAGAAAGTTTTTTAAGGATAACATCCGCCCCTGTTATTTCAAAAATTCCTTGTTTGTTCTCCGTTGCCACCAGCTTCTGATTTTCTTTGTTTTCTACTTTCCAGTGTTGCAGAATGTAGAACAGCATCAAACTGTCTTCTAATTCGGTGCTTTTAGGTTTTCCATTAGCAAACTCTATGATTTGGTTTAGAGCATCTACATCGTTTTGGTTGATGTATAGCGGTTTCCCATTCTTTGCAGCAAACTCAAATCTATTTTTTAGGTATCTTATTGCTCGCATAATCTTTCGTTTTTTGGATTAAATCCACTACCAGCCTTTCAAAATCCTCGTTCTTTTCCAGCTCTTCATTTACTTCGGCAATAATCCTGTCCAGATAGTATTCCCCTGCTTTATTCTTCTTCCTGATGCCGTGAATGGATTTTATCGTATCAAACCAAAATCGCCTAAAACCAGCCTCTCCCTTTTGAATTTGCTTAAAGTAGGCGTAGATGCCTATCAGTCTTTCTATCGTGGTTTTGTCTATTTCTACGATTTTACGGACTTCATGATACCACTTGGAAACATTAGCGTTCTTCACTGTGAGATTGGTAGGGTTTTCCTTTTTCCATAATTCCCAAAACCGATAAGCCACGAAGAGATAAAGTTTATTCCCTTGAAAATTTTTAAGATACTCGGGCAAATTAAAAATTTGCTCGAAAAGAATATTATTATCTATGTGTATAGTATTATTATTATATCTTATGTTGTCTAAACGATTTTGACCATTTAGGCTGTCGGTTAGGCTACCATTTAGGCTACTATTTAGGTTATCGTTTTGGCTAAATGTCGTTAAGCCTAAAATCTTATAAGTTGATAATTGTCGCTTAACTTTTCCACTCTCAAATTTAATCAGACCCACCTGCTGTAACTTATTCCTAACTTGTATAAGTTTCGGCTCACTCATACCACATTCTGCGCATATGAATGAATTTGATTGATTAAACGGATTTTTCCACCCTAAACTATTGCAGGTATCCAACAACTTGAAGTATACTTGTGCTTCGTAGGCAGTGAATAAATGCTCCTTATTCAATCTCCAAAAGTTATTTATTAGTTCTATATAAGCCATTTCTTTTGTCATAGGTTATCCAAAGCAATTTTGTATTCTTCCAAAGCCTTGATTAAATTGTTTACATCTTCCTTTTCTATTTTTACATTGAGTTCATCATTGTTGTGTCTAATGCATAGACATAAATCATTATCAGCATCAATGTACACTTCTAATGAATCGCCCTCCCTGTTTATAAATCCTATATATTTCATTGTTTCATATCTTTCACTCTAAATCTTTAATGTTACACGGAAAGCGTTTTCCGTTTTCTGTTTCGTAAATCACAGCGTTTCCACTTACGCTGATGATTTTTACTTTCGTTCCCTTTTTGCTGTAAACTACCTTTTTAAAGCCTACATCTTTATTTAGGGTGGCGTATTGTCCTGCTTTCATTAGTCTTTAACAAATTGTCCATCAATCATTTTCCCTTTTCTGCGACTTATAATCTTGTAAGCCGAGTGCAAACACTCCCAAATTTTAAGGTTAAATCTGTTGGCGATTTGGTTCAGCAAGAACAACATCATCTGAACTGCGTGGTATTTCTCTACTGAATCATTAGTGAACTTCTCTAATTGCAGTAACTTATTGCAGTTGTCCAGTAAGAAATAAGGGTCTTGTGCTGTTCCTTTGGAATCTGAAAGCTCTTCGCTACCGTTAGGAAAAAGCGTGATGCTCTTCATTTTGGCGTAGATTATCAAAGTAACCACTACATCGCCTATTGCATCTATTATCTCCTCCAAATTATCATCTTCTATTGCTGCGTGTAATTCTGTGATTTCTTCCAATGTTTTTAGAAGTTGTTTTGCTGGTGTTCCATATTCAAGTATTCCTTTCTTCTTTGCCCAGCCCTCTACCAGCGTTTTTATATCTTCAAATTTTATTTTCATATGTTTTTCGCTTATTTCATTAAAAATGCTCTTATAAACATTGTTGATATTGTTTATTTTTCAAAAAATAGTCTTATTGGTGTTAAAATGGTAAATCTTCATTTCCTGCATCATTAAAATCTTCTGGTGTTGCTTCTGTGATACTTGGAGTAGATTTCTTCATATTCCCTACATAGACTACTTTCTTTTTCTCTTCTTTAAATTCATCTTTCAAAGGGAGAGAGATTGATGCAATGTTGCCGTATTGGTCTTCCGTGTCGTTTATCCAAACATTCACATTTACCAGTCTTTTGCCGTTATCAGTTTTAAAAGTTTTTACCTGTCCTGTTTTTAAAGCTTCTACTAATTTGTCATAGTCTATGCTTCCAAAAAATGATTGTGCCATGTTATGTTATTTATTGTGTTAATCTTAATTGCTCTTTTTCATAGCTTAATAGACTTCGTAAAGCATCCACCTGATGAGTGCAGGATTTGTTTATTCGCTCTGCCCAGTCTACCAAGAAATTCTCCTCTTGGGCTATGCTATCCACCAGTGCATTTTGTGCTTTGGCGCTTAAAAAATTCTGCTTGGCTATTTCCAAAATTGTTTTAGAAATCTCGGATGCTTTTTTCTCTCTTAATTTCTGTTTTGCATCCGCCAGCATTCTGCCACTTCGTGCCATATAGACATTGAGGGTTTTTATCCGTTCTATCAGTTCCTCTGGATTTTCCGAAACATCTATTTCTAAAAACTCCTGTATCTTTTCTAATTCTTCTTTCATTGTTTTGTTTGACTTGATTTTATAAAGGTCTTCTCTGAATAGTAGGCTGGGTAGATGATTTCGCCTGTTTCCACATCGGCAAAAGGTTTTTTCGCTGTTTGCAGAAGTCTTTGCCTTTCTTTAATCTTTGCCTCCAACATCTTTTTTTCTTCCTCTAATCTGAATAACTCTGTATCTCCTGTGTTGGAATATTCCCAAGTCTTTCGGCTGCCTATTTCAAACCTTAAATCATTAAAAGCCACTCCCTCTTTCCCAAACTTCTCTATTTCACTCTGAAAGTATTCTTTCAGCTCCTTGTCCTCGCTGATGGTTTCAAATGTTTTTTCAATGAGCCTTTTCTGATACAGAAACTTTCTAAAATCGTAGTCTCCATTTAGAATTTGCTCTTTTACCTGTTCAGCGAAACTTTTCACTTGGTCGCTGGTAGAAGGCATTAACTCAATTACTGATATAGGTGTCATATTATGTGATGTTTAGTGTTGCTAATTCTTTTTCGGTCTCTTTGGAAACCTTGTATTTCTTTCTGATTTGCGCCAATGTTAAGACTGAACCACTTTCTACTGCACTAACTAACCCTTCCCATTCTGTTGAGCCTACATTTAGCCACTTTTCAGGCGTGTTTTGTGTTTTTGCTGGCGCTTTGTTGCCTTTTGTTTGTTCGCCGTGTGCATCGGTGTCTTTGTCGGTTACCAGTCCAAGAATTGATGAAATGGCGTATCTTCTTAAATAAGTAATCGCAGAGCCTAACACTTGGAAGTCGTTCATTCCTTTTAAATCCACTTCTTGCGGTATATCTATCACGCTTTCCAGTGTTTCGCCTGATGCTATATGAAAGATTATTGTTCTGATAGATTTGCCTTCTAATGGCTGCGAGAATCCAAGTCCATGTTTTTTGAGTAGTGGGTTTATCACTTCAAAGATTTTCGGCAGGTCAGCATAAGTGTAGCCGAAACCTTGCGTGTCTTTGTGTATCACAGGAACTTCTTGCTGAAATTCTGAAATCGCTTTGAATATGTTTTGTTTATTTTCCATTTTGTTTATCTTTTAAAAAACCACCGCCGAAAAAATTGAAAATGTATAACAAGAAAGGTTTATTAGTATGGCTTGGCGGTGGTTATGTTTTACTTTTTTTTAAAAACAGCCCAGCGTTGCTTGTGTTTTCCAGTTTTCGGACAACTGGGCTGTGTTACCCTGTATTTGTTTGTTTTCTTGGTAGATTACTTGCATCAGGGCTTGTGCTGTCTGTTACCAGATTTCTAACATTTATTTTGTGTTAAATTCAAACAGCGCTTTATTTTACCTCTATTTTCTCTCCGTAGAACTCCAAGTCGGTCTCATCTCTGCCGACTTTCCACGCAGTGCCTTTTATCAGGCGCAACACTGCAAACCTACCATCGTGTTTGCCTTGTCCGTGCGTGTAGGCTACCACTACTGAATCTTCTGAAAAAATCCACTTGTGGTAAGCATTACCACGAGATTGAAAGTTCTCCAACAATTTGTAGTTTGGATTCATATTTTGAGCGACTTCTTTCGCTCTATTGTTATTGCTGAATAATATTGTTTTAGTCATTGTTTTAAATTTTAGTTGTTGATAATTATTTTAAAATGGTGCGTTTGTCTGTCAGTAGCACCACACTGGATAGTGTTGCTTTCCACAGCAGGGACACTAACAACCCTGAAAGTTTCTGGATAACTTACAACCAGCCTCGGGCGTGTAACACCGCTTATCGAGACACCCGCACGGGCGTGCATCGTGCCTTTGTGGTTTCCCAACGGCTTGGCATCCTGTTACTGATGTTACTCCAACCTGTGAGTGCTCACCCACGACTTTACTCGTTTGGGCTTCTTTCTGTTTTTACGCCACCAGTCCCACAGGCGACTGATTGCAACCTTTAAGGTTTATCTTGTTGTGAATCGTTCTTTTACTTTTTTAAATTCTTCAGCTGTTGGCTTAAATTCTTCGCCCTTATATTCTCTGTAGATTTTGTTAAGAAACTTCAAGAAGGCTGTCATTTCTTTGTAATTTGTTTTCATTTATCAGTCTTTTATAATAGTTCTCTACTCGGTCTCTTGCGTTTACAGCAAAACAGAAGTCTTTTGTGTATCTTCTTGGTAAGATTCCACCTTCTGCCATATTTTGCTTCATTACTTCTATTTTCTTTGTGAAGCCTTTGTATAGTTCTACTGCTTTTATTGCTTTTTGCAGTCTTTCTAATTCTTTATCTGTGTTCATTTTATTGTCACTTTAAAAAAACCACCGCCCTGTTTAAGTTAATTTATGAATACAATGAAAAAGATTGTGGGCGGTGGCAGTTATAAATTATTACATCATGCCGTAGTTATAGTGTCTGAACAGCTCTTCTCTCTGCTCGTGATATTCTCTATCTTCTCGCTGTTCTTCTATCTTCTCTCGCTCTCTCTTTGTTATGAAGTTCTTTATAAACTTGTCGTGTTCGCCAAGAGACACTACCTTGTCGCCATCAATGGTCAAAATCCACTCGTAAGCGTTGTAATCGTATTCTACACACCAGTAGCCATTGTTTTCATCGAAGAACAAACCTAACCAGTCGTAGTTTTCGTTGTCGTAATCATTGAAGTTCTGTGCCTCAATAAGTTCACACGCCTTTAAAAAGTCTCTTGATTTTGTGATTGACATGTTTTTTTCTATCTTTGCCATCGTTAATTGTTTGTTTAAAGTTGTTTTCATAATTGATAATGATTTTAAGTTAATGTTACTTGCTCTCAGTTGCCGCTGGGAGCTTTTCTATTGGGATACCTCTTCGTATCATTGCTTTTCTTAAAAGAAGCTGAATTTCATCGGAGACTTCCACCTCTCCTTTTTCGTTCTCTTGTGTGATTTTTTCAAGGGTTAATAATCTTGCTTCTATTTTTTTTTGATTTGCCCTATAATTCGCTTCATTTCTTCTTTGCAACTCACGAATTGCTCTCAATTCTTTTTGTAGTTCTTCAGATTTCATTGTCTTCTGGTTCAAAAATTTGGTCTTCTGTAAGCCCTATTATCTTTGATAATATTTGAGTATGTTTTCTTTTTCTAAATTGTTTATTATCTACATATAGCCATCTTTTAATAGTTGAAGAGCTTTTATTGACCTTTAAAGCATATTCTTCTATGTTCTGATGAATAATTTTCTTTACCTCTTTTCTTATTCTCATAATTTTTGTTATTTTTGTTTGCTGAAAATGATATATCATTTTTTATATCATTTTTGATGTTGCAAATATATAACAAGTTATATAACA